GCTCAGTTAAGAAACCTATCTGCTGGTACTGTGGCTAGACTAAGTGACTCATCTGCAAGAGCCTCGTCAATTCAACGGGGAGACCTACGTAACTGGGGAGCTTTTGACTTTTTCAAGGAGAACTAAATGAAATCATACGGACTACTATACGGCGGAAAGCTAGATTACTGGCACAGACACCTACTACCGGTTATTGAAGTGGGAACCACCCAAGAGACAGATCGCCCTTATCGGCTTGGAAAGTGCTTGGTCTTTCGCGTACCATTTACTCATCCAGGCTTTTACTTGGGTGTTTGGTTTAAGAAGCCTAACATTGATTTAGATGACGAAGACTCTATTGATGCACTTCTATTCAGGACTATGAGAGGCCGCGATGCTTGGAAGCCTCAGGATGGACTATTTAATGAAACTTTTTTCTCGGAATAAGGTCTGGGACAAGCCATTCTCTGAGAAGGTGTCTAAGAGAGTATCTAGGCTACAAACCCCTGAAATTGAGGGCTGGTTAGATCAATCTATCTATGAGATCGGCCGTTGCCTTTCTATGTACCAGCGCAGTAGAGATGACATCTATTTAGACGAGGCTCTAAACGGGGCTGAGGCTCTTCATGCCATGGTAGACCAACTTAGAAAGCGTACGCCGCGCCGTTAAACCTATTTGTCGACAAATAGACATTTATGCTATTATTGTCTACGCCTCTCTTCCTCTCCCCGTAGATGGCGCAAAGAGCCTAGGTTTAACGACTTAGGCTCTTTGTTTTAAAATAAACTAAAGGTTATATGGACCAACTAATAGAAGACGAAGACGAGTTCTATCCTGATGAGATAGAAGACGAAGAGTTTGTAGAAGAAGAAGAGATAGAGCTTGATGAGCTATCTAAATCTTTTGTCAACAAGCTCATCGATCGCTGCGTTGAATTCCAAACAGCCTTAGTTGGACACGAACTTCATCCATATCAGATGCCTCTTGCTCGCCGTATTATTGAGTCGGTAATTATAAATGACAGTGAAGAAATTACAGCCTTGGCAGCTCGTCAGTCAGGTAAATCAGAGACTATTGCTAACACTGTAGCTACCCTTATGGTTCTGCTACCACGCTTGGCCAAGATGTACCCAGATCTACTTGGGCGCTTTAAAGACGGCATCATGGTGGGTATGTTTGCGCCTGTTGAGGGCCAGGTAGAAACTTTGTTTGGACGTACTGTAAACCGCCTAACATCAGATAGAGCGTTAGAGATCCTGGGTGACCCAGAGATCGATGACAGCGTAGGCCGTGTAGCAGGAGTTACTCGCCAGATTAAGCTAAAGAACTCTGGATCATCCCTAATGATGATGACCGCTAACCCACGAGCAAAGATTGAATCTAAATCGTTCCATCTTATTGTTATTGATGAGTGCCAAGAGGCAGATGACTTTGTAGTATCCAAATCCATTGCGCCTATGTTGGCTTACTACGCGGGGACTATGGTTAAAACAGGCACCCCAACTACGCATAAAAATAACTTTTACAACAGCATCATGCTTAATAAGCGCCGACAGACTGCGCGCACCAAACGTCAGAACCACTTTGAGTGGACTTGGCGAGATGTTATTAAAGTTAACTCCAACTACGAAAAGCACATTAAGCGTGAAAAGCTACGTATTGGTGAAGACTCAGATGAGTTCCAGATGTCGTATAACTGTAAGTGGCTTCTTGAGCGTGGCATGTTTGTTACATCTACAACCATGGACAGGCTTGGCGATACCTCTATGGAGATTCAACGCGCTTGGCATAGAACCCCAGTAGTTGTAGGCATTGACCCTGCCCGTAAGATTGACTCTACTGTAGTAACCGTTGTCTGGGTTGATTGGGATCGCCCAGATGAGTTTGGCTACTTTGATCATAGAGTGCTCAATTGGTTGGAGCTGCAAGGGGACGACTGGGAAGATCAGTACTTCCAGATTGTAAAGTTTTTAGAGAACTACAACGTTATGTATGTTGGGGTAGATGCTAACGGCGTCGGTGATGCGGTGGCTCAGAGGCTGAAGCTTTTGCTTCCTAGAGCAGAGGTATTCTCTGTAGGTAGCAGTCAGCCCGAACAGTCTAAGCGCTGGAAGCACTTAAAGGCCCTTATGGACAGAGATCTTATTAGTTGGCCAGCTCACGCTAAGACTAGAAAGCTACGTAGTTACCGTAGATTTAGGCAGCAGCTTGAGGATTTAGAGACCAAGTTTACTGGCCCAAACTTCCTAGCTAAAGCACCAGACGAGGCCCATGCCCACGATGACTACGCAGACTCTTTGGCTATCGCCTGTTCTTTAACCATCGAAATGACGATGCCACAGATTGAAGTTTCATCCAGTCCGTTTTTTAGATAAGACTTTAGGCTGACTGTAGCTACTTTCTGTAGCACACTTTTACTGAGGTCCTCAACCTAATATAGGAGTAAATAATGGCAATTGCACCAGATCCAAAGTTCCCAGAACGTCCTGGCACTGTCTACGACCGCAAAGTCTCACCAGCAACCCCTGGTCAGCGCGGCCCACTTCGTTTTGAAGAAGGCATTGCAACAGATACAGACGTCCCACAGGAATTCACAAAGGGCGCTATGCAGGGATACGTTCCTGCAGCAGGTCGCCCAAACCGTAATCAGAATGTATTTGAGAAGCTTCCAGAAGAGACAATGCGTGAGCGCGCTCACGTTGGTTCTGCTGCATGGGTAGAAGCTCCAGATCATCTTAAGGAATTTGCTGCTGGTGGTTTTGCAGACCACGGTGACAACCGCATTGAGGAAGCATTCCGCAGCGGTGGTCCACAGAAGGCTGGCAATCCTGCAGTCGTCCACGACTAAGAAATAAGTAAGTCATCCCTGCCTCACTAACGGGGCAGGGCTGGTTACTATCTAAGGATGATTAATGGCATTAATTACAGGTAAAGAAGTAAAAAAGGGTCCTAAGCAGATCCCTGCAAATCAAAAGCTTTGGAACATGCTTACTACTCAAGCGCGCTCTAAGTTCCGCACATACCCTTCTCCTGCAGCTGCTCACTGGGTTCACTCCCGCTATGTTCAATTGGGTGGCAAGTTTGTAACATCTGAGAAAGATGTAGATCCACGCTTCCGCGATTACGCTAAAGAAGCGCAGGATAAAAAAGAAAAAGAACAAAAGAAGGTAGTAACTAAGCCGGTAGGCCAGAACCTCATTAGAGGCGAACGTTTCCGCTGAGTGTCGTTTTGTGCATAAGTCGACATTTATGTTAGTATTGTCTAAAGTTGAAAGAGGTGAGCAGTGAGCGGTATGGATTTCTCTCCACCGAGTTATCGTGCAGCCTCCTCTGATTTAACCATCTCCATCTCTCCGCTTGGGTTAGTAGAACTAGCGGATGAAGAGTTTGAAGTACACGGCCCACGCCTAAATCGCTACTCACTTAACTGGGCTATGTATCTTGGTCACCACTGGTCTTATCGCCGTCAGACAGGTGAGACACAGATGGTTCTTAACTACTATCGCGCATTCAGCGACTTCATCATTAACTTTACCTTTGGTAAGGGTGTTAACTTCCGCAGCCCTAAAGAGACCGAAGCAATCGTTCCAGACCTACTAGAGCGCGTCTGGGAAGTGGATAACAACAAGGCCACAGTCCTTTGGGAAATTGGTCAGCAAGGTACGGTGTCAGGTGACTGCTTTATTAAAGTGGCTTATGAAGAGCCTTATGTGGATCCTGCTGGCCGTAAGCACCCTGGTCGTGTACGAATTTTGCCTCTTAACTCTAGTTTCGCTTTCCCCGAGTTCCATCCACACGACCGCGAACGCCTTGTCCGTTTTAAGCTTAAGTACCGTTTTTGGGGTACTAGCTTGGAAGGTACGCGCCAAGTATTCACGTACACAGAAATCCTCACAGATGACATCATCGAGGAATATATCAATGACGAACTCATTGACTCGCGCCCTAACCCGCTTGGCACAATTCCAGTTATTCATATCCCGAATGTTCGTATTAGTGGTAGTCCTTGGGGCCTTTCTGATTGCAATGACATTATCAATATTAATCGTGCTTACAATGAAACTGCTACTGATATTGCAGACATTGTTAATTATCACGCTGCGCCGGTTACGGTCATTATTGGCGCCAAAGCTTCTCAGCTTGAGAAAGGCGCTAACAAAGTATGGGGCGGCCTTCCAAAGGACGCACGAGTAGAAAACTTAGAAGGTGGCGCACAGGGTCTAAAGGGCGCTATGGACTTCCTAGCAATGATGAAGAAGTCTATGCACGAAATGATTGGTGTTCCTGAGACCGCTCTTGGTCAGGCACAACCTATCTCTAACACCTCTGGTGTTGCTCTATCTATTCAATTCCAGCCTTTGATGAACCGTTATCACCAGAAGATCGTCCAGTATGCACACGGTCTTGAGCGCGTAAATGAGCTTATCCTTCTTAACCTTGCCCTTAAAGAGCCAGAGACCTTTACTTGGGATCCTAACGCAAGCACTATCCCACTAAAGCAGGGTCAGGTCTCCAAGCTAGACGTAAATGATCCTATTACTTTCCGCTCTTATGTTCACTTCCCACAGCCACTTCCTCTTGACAAGCTCATTGCTATCAACGAAGTCCAGTCAATGCTCTCACTTGGCCTTGAGTCTAAGGAAGGCGCATTGCGCATCCTAGGCGAAGAGTTCCCTATTGAGAAGCTTTCAGAGATCCGTCAAGAGCTTCAAGATGAAGCAATGGCTGATGGAGCACTTAAGCTTATTCAGACTCAGATCGAGCAGGACATCATGGCCCTTACAGGGTCAATGCCAGCACAAACAGGCCCTGGTGGTTCCTCTGCACCAGGCGCTCCAAGCGCAGAAGCACCTGCGGCCCCAACAGAGCCAGTATTACTAGATGATGCAACTATCGCCGCCCAAATGGGTGATGAGAAGGTACGCACTCGGCTAGTAACGGAAGCCTACGGTACTCAATTGCCACAGCGCAGAGTCCCAGACGGTTACCAAAAATAAAGTGATTTATACAGACAATTAAGACATCTATTGTCAAAATAAATACTGTAATACCACGTTAGGTCATTTGTGCCCCCACATCGTAAAACGACCCCTAGGATAAAAGGATAAACGCATGTCAGAAACTGCAGATCTAATGGCTAATGCTTTTGAAGCAGAAGCTAATACAGCTCCAGTAGTAAATGTGTCGGGCGTTGACGCGCCTACTGTTACCTCTGGAAAGAATGAACCAACTCAGAAGTTTTATACCGAAGAGGATCTTGCAAAGGTTCGTTCACAGGAGAAAGAGAAGCTTTACCCAGAGATCGATCGATTGAAGGAAGAAGTTTCACTCCTTAAGAAAGAGCGCGAAGAAAAAGCAGCTCGCAAAGCAGCAGAGGCGGAAGCCAAAGCAGCTGAAGAGAAGGCAAAGCTTGAAAATGACTTGGACGCCAAGGACTTTGCAAAAGCTACAGCCGATGAACTGCGAGAGCAGTTGGCACGTGAGCGTCAAGAACGCGAAGCGGCCTTCGCTCTTCTGGAGCAGGAAAGAAAGTTTGCAGAACTGCAGGCTTACCGTCAACAAGCTGTTGAACAAAACCGCGAAAATATCATCCCACAGCTCATTGATTACGTTCAGGGTAATACCCCAGATGAGATCAACGAGAGCATTACAGGTTTGGTTGAGCGATCTAACAGTATTCTAGAATCTGCACAGTCTGCTATCCAGCAGCAACGCAGAGATATGCCGGGAGTGAGGGCAACCTTGCCAGGCGTTGGACCCTTGGAAACTAATTCGGAACCACGTCAGTTCACTGCCGCAGATATTGCGTCAATGCCGATGAATGAATACGCAAAAGTCCGCACTCAGATC